ATTTACATAAACTTGTAAGATACTTTACACATAACTCTTTAAGAACTAAAAAATGGTCATTAATGAAATCAGAAATAAAAAAACAAATAAGAGAAGAAGTTGAAAAAGAGTAACTTTTACGAAGGATGTGATGAATATAGTTGAACATACAGATAGAAAATTCATAACATGGATGCACAGAAGAGGACGAAGTTTGGAAACTGAATTTATGGAAGAAAATTCAGAAAGGTTTGTTTGTTGGTGTGCCGATAAATATGATAATAAGGAAGAGTAACTTTTATGATGTATTATGCGAATGTGTACGGAGAGTCTAATGATACTCTCGCTGGATATCGGGCTACCATGAAACTTGGTACGAACCACGCAAGATAGTATAATCATAAGAAATACGAAGGATGTGATGAATATGAAATTTAGAAAAAAACCATTAGTAATTGAAGTAGAACAGTTCTTACCGTTTGAAGATGATATGGGAAAACCACAAAGCAATATTCCTTGTGTTCGTATGGATATAAAAAAGAGTAAAACTAATTGGAGTTTAAAAACTTTAGAAGGTAGATATGATGTTAATCCGAATGACTGGATTATAATAGGTATTAAAGGAGAAGTTTATCCTTGCAAACCTGATATAGTTGAACAAACATATGATAAGGTAGAAGAGTAACTTTTATGATGAAAAATGGTATTAACAAAAGAACAAGCAATCGAACACTATCATAAATTATATGATGATGAACCGTCTAAATTTAATATTTGGTGGTATCAGTATGAGATTTGGAAAGGTTGTTCATTCATAACTATATGTTATATTTTGTTAATTATAATTAATGAATTATTTTTATGATGTTATATGGGAATGAGGACGGAGAGGAAAGCCGCGAGTGTCGTCCAATGATGTATCATTAAATGCGTTCGGTTGCAGATACAAATGCTAAGGACTTACCCTGCACATTTGGAAGGACGCTTCCGTTGCGGGTTCGAATCCGGTCATTTCCATTTTTAGTTAGTTTTATATATTATTATATATTTGTAAAAATTATTAAATAAAAAGGTGATAGGATATGATAGGTAGTAAGATTATCTCTGCTTTTAATATTGGTGACTTCGTCAAAGTAGTGGTCGAAGACACTAATGATAAGGGTGCAAACAAAGTTTTTTTTGGTACTATAACTGATCTCGATGTAGAAGCAGTAGTTCTAGAGTTAAATAATAAAAAACCTTGTGTCGCACATACAAAGTACCTTATCAGTATTGTAAAAGCAGAGAAAAAATGAGTAAGAAAATCGATAAAGGTAATTACTATTATAAGAAATTAGTAAAGTATCTTAAACGGACAAAGAATAATCCCTCAGGTAAATTCGTTTATATTACTAGTGCTTTGATTATGAAATTGTTTTTAGTTGAGAAAAATGACGATCCTATTCTTCTTAGTTCTCTTAATTTAACTGATAGAGAAAAAGAGATTTTTAGTAAGTTTAATAACAAAAGAATTTTTGAGAACACTGAAGGCTTAACATACATTGACAGAGAAATATCTTCTGGAGTTATGGATTGGTGTAATAAGTATATACAGAGTGTTTCTAATACGATTATTCAGGATAGCCGAAGCGTTAATTATAAGAACGCTAAAGAAATGGATGATAATCTATTGGTACCTAATGAGAACCACAGTTATGATGATGTGTTACTAAACTTATTTTATAACTGTGATATAGAGTATGCATTCGTTGATAATGAAGTTGATCAACTCGTGTTCAACGGTACCTTACAAACTTGTGCTTTTAACGTTGGTAACACTGGGCATTTCAAAATAATTCCTACTAAGTATAAAACCGTTTGCACTTGTCAGACACAGTTTGGAGAGTGTGGTAACAGTGTTAATTATTGTAGAGTGCATAAGCATTGGAAATTAACATGTAATGATTCACATAATAATGTTGAGAGTGGTCATACTATTAAGGACCCATTCAGTAAACCTGCTATTGAGAACCGTAAGCTGTTCCATTATTTGTTAACCGATAAGAATGATGATAGTAACAAAGAGATAACTGCGTATTCTTTAACGGAGATAACAAGTAATGTCATTAAGTGCAATTGTGTGTTCGTTAACAATGATATAGAACCGTTCGTCTTAATATTAGGAGTCGATGTTACCGATGAAGATGATTCATTCGAAGGAGATTTTTTGTTGAAGAACCCAAAGAATTTTACTATGATCAATGATGTGTATGAGAGCATTAGAAAGTATTATAAGAAGCATCATAATGTTCTGATCGATAATAAGAATAAAGTTATTTGGCAGATCGTGATTTTACAGATGTTGTGCAAGAAGTTTTTTAATAACAGAGTGCACAGTATTATATTAGGTAAGAGTGGAACCGGTAAAACTTTCCCAGTTGATGCTATTCTTCCATTGTTCACCTTCAATGAGAAGAGAGTAGTTGGCAGCAGTATTACTAGGAACAAGTTCTTAGGTGGGCCACAGAACAAGAACGTTTCCACGTTTGTACCAGGTTATGCTTCGAGTCAGGAGGCGGTGTTTCTTGATGAAGTTAGTAGTAGTATACAGAGTTTCAGTAAAGCACCTGATCAACACGCTAACCCTATTGCGATGATAAAAGATGCATCTAAATCTTTTTACACGGTAGCTATTCAAGGTGGTGACAAAGTTGCTGGCAATGCTACGTTTATATTAGCAGGTAATTTAGAGAATATGAACGAACATGTGTTAGAGTATAAGAAAAAAGTGCGTAATAATTATAAGACTTACAGTAATGTTAGAAGTAATTTTAATGGTCCTTTGTTCAAGAGCATAGAGTATTATAGCGTTGACAAAGGTAACACATTCATGGCCAAAGCACATGCGTATGCTAGGAAGAATTTTAACAGAGATTACTTAACTGGTTTGGAACCAGCGGCGATTGGGCGTTTCAGTTTTGTAGTGTTATTGGAAGATGATAATGATGTTTTGGAACGCTTACCAAAAGGATGTAATTACCATACCAAGAGTCTTAAAATGTTTGACACTATTAGTGGTAAGAAACTGCACCGTAACAATTTCATTGATGAATTGAATGGAGTGTTTGGTTTGGATGAAGATAATAAGTTGTGTAGTATACCACAAGTTTTCAGTGATAAAGTACACGAGTTCTTCTATGAAGAGTTCTTGGCCAATAGAAATAATTTCAGTAAGTTTAAGAATGAAAGTGTGAACACTCATTTCCAAAAGAGTCTTATTAATATTATCACACAATTATTGTACATGGACAAGGTTTATTGGGGTAAGCCACTAGAAATAGGTGAAGATGATCTGTTAATAGTTAATGATATTATGTTGTATAATTTTAATAGCTTGAGCATTGATGAAGCTAAGAAGGTTAAGAAACCTTATTATAATGATTACGATGTGTTCAAAGCCGATGACTTGTTCACGGCTTTTGAAGAGAAGAATGATGAGAGAATTAAAAAAGAGTTAGAAGAGAAGAAGATGATAGAAAATATTACAAAGAAGACAGATCCTTTCGATGAAGTGCAAGATGATGGTGAATAAGTATTTTGTTATAAGAATAGAAAAACTAGTAAAAGAAAAGTGTATGTTAGAAAATGAAGTTTTCATTACCGAACAAAAACTTTGTAGCGGTCAATGTACTGGGGCTTTTTATATTAGAAAAATATGTAGAATTAAAAGGAGACTAGAAATAGTTAATAAAGATATCAAGTATTTTAAAAAGAAATTAATATTTAAATAGGAGGATAGATAAGATGAAAATTAATGTAGATATTTTAGAAAAGGTTGAGAAAATCGAAAAGAAAAAAGAAAATGAGATGGCCATAAGAAAAGCAGAGAATAAATACATTAAAAGATGTGTTGAAGCAAATGTATGTCCTGCTTGTGGTAATATAAATAATGTTGTTAATGATGATTCAGAGGAAATACATCCAAGTTCTCCATTTTATAGAAGGAAATGTGGCGAATGCAAAAAGAAGTTCCAATATGTATACTAAGAAAATGAAGAAAATTAGTGATGAACAAACAGTGAAAAGTTTTTGGTTTCTTTTAACAAGTGAGCTTAAGAGAACTGATTTCATCGAAGTACGAGCCGTTAGTATTATTGACAAAGAAGTTTATGATAGGATAAGAACTTTTAGTGAGGATTATGGTGTGGTTTGTAATAATAACTGCCAGTTGTTCTTTGGTATAAAAGATTTTCATCTGTTCAAAATATTTATGATAGACACGTTCATTCTAAATCATTGTAAGTTGTGTTATGGTTTATCACCTCGTCAAAAAGGAAAAGATGGTAAGTTCAGTGGAGGGTATGCTAACACCGGATATGCTAGTTTCATTTTCTTTGACATAGAGAAGACCACACATAGTGATACTAGTGATGCCGAGAAGAAGATGTTACTCGCTTACACTATTCAGATAGCATGGTTCTTGGAACGAGTCGGGTTAGAACATTATAATATAGTGGACAGTGGAGCTGGGTACCATTTACTGTACCGTATTCCTCGGACCAAGTTGAGCCCTGGTAAAAAGAGGTGGTTCAAGTTTTTCATTGAGACAATGGACGAAAAGCTGAAGAATGAGTATTTCCATTTTGATCTGTTAAAAGATTTCACTAGGATCTTCGGTTTACCTGGTAGTTTCAATGTTAAGCGTGGTAGAAAGGTAGAACTAATAACTTTTGACCCTAGTATAAATACTGACTTCAAATTTGGTAGTAAACGAGAGAAAAAGGTTGAGATCTCAGGTGAGAAACACATGATAAAAGGTAAGATGTGTGATGAGCCCTTGGTCAAGTTCATGATGTCATTTAAACATAAGAAGTTACAACACGGTGGGAGTTTGAGTAGGAACAGTTATTTAGAATTATCACTAGCTTGTTTGTTCAGAGATAATGGGTTAAATGTAACGGATGTTAAAGATATTATACATAACATTAATATAAACATGAACAAGGTCATTCAAGTTAACCCTAAGTATGTACCTAAAGATTACAATTTTAGTAAAACTGTGGTTAATAAATGGTCTATGGTCGAATGTGGAGTGAAAATATATGATTAACTAATAATTTACTGTTATTTACTAACAAATTATTATTAGTAAATAACCTATATACTTAAAAATATAAATGTTTATATACTAGCATGATATATATATTATATCAAAGAGTTAACCCAACTAAAAGGGTGGAGATACAAAAATGGAAACATATAATATACAAACAACTAATGATTTAATAGAATTTGGTGGTAAGTTAGACACCGCTATTGAGAAACCTGTTTTTTATGGTAATGATATGGTACAGACTCCTAAGTACATGGCAGTTTTCAACGAATCGAAAGATCAACTAGCTCAAATAACTAGTGATAAATATACTATTATCCAACACCGTGACATCGTTCATTCTTTGATCAATAGTTTTAAGAGTAAAGGAATAGAAGTTTTTGGTAGGATGGATGACAACGGTAACCAAGTCAGAGCCGATCTAGTATTTGGTAATGGTAAGAATCCCATTAAAGATGGTACTAACAAAGGAATACAAATTGGTATTCGCGTTCTTAACTCTTACAATAGGAGTAGTTCTTTTAGGATGGAAATGTTTGGTTTCCGTATGTTATGCCAGAATGGTATGAGTTTAGGAAAAGTAATGAATGATATTAAAGAAGTTACTTTCCACACTGGAGCAGAAAAGAATTTGGAACAGATACAACTTATTGTTGATAGCTTTATTGACAGAGTTGTTAGTAGCAGTGATTTGTTACAAGTATATGTTAGTAAGTGCATGGTCGATTCGATTGCATGGGATGAAGTTACAAAGATCTTAGAAAAGTACATGCCACATCAGAAGCATAGAGATAAAATATGTGAGAAACTAGGTATAAGTATGATTACTAAAAGAAATGAAAAAACCAAAGAAAAATATTATGAATACGTACTAGAAAAAGATGGTAAGAAAAATGTTAATCGATGGGACATGTATAATGCGTTAACGAATTATGCTACCCATAACAAGCTTTCATTTGGTACAGAGAACTTCGTACAAGAAATTGCACAGAAAGTTATGAAAAATAGTTTTAACAGTTTAAAAGTTATAGAACCAGAGGTGATGGCATAATGGAATCTAAAGATATCGAAGTAACAAATGCTGGTTTAGATAAACTAGAACTGAAATTTGATGGAGCTATACCCGAAATAAAGAATTACCCACCTATTGCCGAAATGTTTGTTGTTAATTTTTCTGCTTTGGTTACAAAAGAACAGTTACATAAATTGTTAGTGGGGATGAAGCAACATAAAATGGTAGTAGAACCTGAAATGGGTAGGTGATGAAGAATGAGTTTATTTTTAACTAAACAACAACTAAAAAATATTAAGGTGGAATGAAAATGAAACGAATTAATCCGAAATTCAAGAAAACAGATTATGATGGTAATGTTATAATAATTAAAGGTCAAGAATATTTCCTATGTGCTTGTGTTAATTGTGGAGATGTTCATGCATGCATTAGTGATAAAAGTTTAGTAACAGTTGATACAACTATTGAATGTTGTAATAACCCAGATAATTGGTGTTTGCCGAATGGTGCTGAAAAAATTATTGATAAATTCATAAAGAAATGGGAGTGAAATAAAATGGTAGAAGAAATTATTAACCCTAAAACAGTAAAACCTGGTGATGTGACATGCTATTATCATACCGATATGGATGGAATAGCTAGTGCTAGCATTGTTAAAAAGGTTTATCCTAATGCTAAGTTCATTAAAGTCGATTATGGGTATGTTCCAATACAAAAGGATATTGAAGATAAATTAGTTATTATTGTTGATTTTAGTTTTGACCCTAACATAATGTCATATATTAAAACTAATTCTAGTCTTCTATGTTGGATTGACCATCACCAATCGGCAATGGATAAGAATCTTAAGATGTGGAATTCACTAGACATTGATGGTATAAGAAACATAGAGAAAGCTGGTTGTCAGTTAACTTGGGATTGGTTCTTTCCACATGAAAAAACCCCAATGAGTATACAGTTAATAGCTGATAGAGATACTTGGCAGTTTAAATTACATGGGGCTAAAGCATTTCATGAGTACGTACAAATATATTTTAATAAACCTGATATAACCTTGTTAAAATTGGACGTCGTTAAATGCCTTACAACTGGTGAAATATTGATTGATAAAAAACTTAAACAAGTTATACAATCGTTTAATGAGGGTAGTGATGGGTTATTTGAAGGGTATAAAACTAGAATAATTAATTCTAATCTTAACATTAGTGATATTGGAGAGTACTGTTATAAAGATAAAGGTTATCCTATAGCAATGATATGGAGTATTAGAGGTGCCGAAGTTATTGTTAGTTTAAGAAGTAACACAGTGGATGTTGAAGAAATAGCCACCAAAATTATTTATAGAGGTGGTGGTCATAAGTTTGCTAGTGGGTTTAAATCAACTTTTGAATTTATTACTATGTTGTATCAAGCAAAAAGAAAATAGAGGTATAGACAATGGCAGTTAAAGATATGAAAGGGTTTAGGAAACGTTGTAAGAACAAACAAGCAGGTGAGAAAACTGGCAGAGATGAAACGATTATTAGCCGGTTGTTATCCGTCGAGTATGATATTAAGATGAATGCAAAGATCACAGGTATTAGACAAAAATTTTATGATGATAACAAACATCTATTATAAATAATATTGGGGGGTGTATTATGAATGAATGGGATGAGTGGGAAAGTATCTGGGGAAAGCCAGAATATGAAGAGTTTAGTGAAAGATTTAATTCGGATCAAGGATATTAAGAGAGGATTGAAAAAATGAAGGGTATATATAAAGAAGTAATATTTGTATTTGTATTAATACTAAGTCTTTTTGGGTTGATAATGTTAATACAACCAGTACAAGCAACTGATGATGGGCTTATTAAAAGTCACAGAGTATCAACAGTACATAAAGAAGTTATTGAGTTAGTAACTCAAGCGGATATTGATCGTTGGGCCGAATTAAGGAATAGAAAGCAAATTTATGAAATTCTAAGTAATGGACTAATATTACATGAAGATGGTTGGGTTTACAATATACATGGGTACAGAATAATACATAATACCACTATTAAATCATGGGCTTTAAGTTCTAATAGAGGGCTAATTGATATGAGCAGAGCATGGCAAGATGCCTGGGTATAGAAAAAATGGTAATTCATTATGGAAAGAACGATGAGTATGATGAGCAATCATGTTGCCCAGTTTGTAATTCAAATAATGATATAAGTAATGAAGACATGATTAATTATCAAGTATGTGAATGTAAAACTAAATGTACTAAATGTTACCATGAAAATTATTGGGCTTATGGGCATTTTGTTGAACCATATACTACAGTAGTAAAACCCGAGGTAAAAGAAAATGACTAGTTTAACAGAAGAAGTGATGAAAGCAACGATGAGCAGAGAAACAGATAAGAATGTTAAATATTGCTTGGATAATATTATTGACACACGTAAAACTAGTTTTATGTATGGTCAAATAGATTGTATTAACCCAGCTTATTGTCCTTTGAAACATGAAGGTGGGTACTGTTTAGTAGATGAGTACCATGACGAAGTGTATAGAGCTGAGCGTAACCATCTTGAGGTAAAAGTAAAATGACTGGAAGAGAAATAGTTATTTGGAGTGGTGGATGTGATAGTACTTTGGTATTAGCAGAAAGGGCAGTTAAATCTAGTAAAGAAAATCCTGTTCATACTTTAAGTTTTAATGTTCCATGGATAGATAAAAGACAAATGAGATGTGAGTTCTTAGCTCGAAAGAAAATTCTTAAGGAATTGAAGAAGAGAGGGTTACATATTATTAACCATGAAGTTACATTAACTGAGAATCAAGAATTAGATTTTGAGTATGGATTACCTCAACAACATTTTTGGTTTTTAATGAGTGTTTTTTATACTAAGAAAAATGATAAGGTTTATTTTGGTTATATTAGAGAGGATGATTGGTGGCATATAGAAAAACATTATACTAATGCTCATTATTATTTAAAATTATGTAGGGATAGAGATGCAAAATTTGTTTACCCTTTAGAATGGATAAGTAAAGAAGAAGTAGTTAGGAATTTGAAGAAGGAAGATTTGTTGGATTTATGTTGGGTTTGTGACAGTCCAAAGAAAATTGGAGTTCCTTGTGGTAAATGTAAGAAATGTTTGGAACTCAAAGATGCTATTAATAAATTAGATGAAGAAGAAGTCGAGAGGCCGAAAAGATGAAAGAAGGACATACTAATAGAGGATTCAAAGTAATAGAATTTTTAGACAGATATGATGTTAAATGTTCAATACAAAAGAGTTCTATAGCTACAGAAGATTGTATCTGGTTCGGTGTTAATAATTGTAAACCCAAAATTTTAGCAACAGAAGCACATCAATTTGGAATAATAACAAAAGAAACTACTGGTTGGGTTGGTTATCCTATTCCTCCAGAAGTTTTGTTAACTAAAAGAATGCATTTGAATGTTGAGCAGGTTAAGAAATTAATTCCTATTTTACAAAAATTTGTTGAGACAGGAGAGGTGAGTTTAAAATGATTACACAAGAAGATTTTGCTAATGGTAATGAAAACTGTAGTGTTTGGTTAAATAATGCAGGTAAAAATGTCTGTGAATGTTGGGAATGTGAACATGAATGGGAGGAATAAAATGAGTGCTTGGCTTAAAAATTTCAAAATAGTTTGTAATAAATGTAATAGTAACAGTTTGCAGGTTAAAGGTGTTGGTTTTGGTGTTGTTCAGATCAAATGTTTAATGTGTGGTAATAGTGAGGATTTAGGAAAATGACGTTTGAAGAAGAGTTTCCAAGTTTAGATAATAAATTTATAGATGCAGAGTTCAAATTGGATGGTTTCAAAGATGAAATAATTATTCACAAAAAGAATATGTCAAAATATTGTTTGGATAAAAAGAAAGTTGAAAAAGAATTAGACGAATTAATAGGAACACAAATAACTGATGATGATATTAATAATATAAATTTAAGATTAGGATTATAAAGGAGGTTAATAAAAATGAAATATTTAGAAACAAAATATCCGTTACATTGTAGTAAGTGTGGTGGAAAAATGGATATTAAAAAAAATATTTTGAAAAGGAGTTGAATATAAAATGAACAAAATGATATGTGTTTATTGTAACAAAGATTTTATTCTTAAAGTTTTATTTGATAGCGAGTACTCTTCAATTCATACTTGTCCTCACTGTGGTGGAGAAAACGTACCATAAAATAAACTATATACTCAAGTATATAAATGTTTATATATACATTGTATTTACTATATTTGTGCAAGAATAAATCGTTTTTGTACATATACAATAACACACGAGGAAAAATAAATGGAAACCGAAAAAATAAACGAACAAGTAAGTGAAGAAAAACCTAATGTTTTTGACAAGATTAAGAAAGAAAATGATTCTAAACCTGTCGAAACAGTAGAACAACCAACTAATTCTGAAGCAGAACCTGAAAAAAGTAAACCTGAAATTATTACCAAGAAATTCTCTGTTGATGATGCTAATAAGACTAGTAGAACCGAAGTTGAAGAACAGATGAGAACTAATGGTGTTAAGAAAATATTGTGTGACGAAGAATACAAAGAAGGAGTATATGAATGTGTTGCTTGTGAATTCGGACCACTGTACTTTAATGATTTTAAAACAGGTCAACCAACACCACCAACAAAATCTAGGACTAGTGATACTGAGTATAGAACACTTAGGTTAATTGTTAAATCGAAACTCGTTGGTGCAGGCGAAGATGTAGAGATTCTTAAAGAAAGTTATCCTAACGTTTTCGTGTTCTTTAACAAAGATAATGGCGAATGGGATAAATTAAGTATTAGAGACTATAATACTAAAGATATTAAAGCTTTAGAAACTGATACTTTTACTTCTACCGTTGGGTTAATAAAAGCTAAATGTTGTTTAGCTCTCGGAAAAGAACCTAAAGATGTACCTGATTTTGATTTCTTAAAAATGATGGTGGGTATGAAGTATAAACTGGTTAAGAATGAAGGGCCTATTAGTAGTCCATGGACAAGACCACGAAACGACATATTACAATTCGTTAAATAAATTTTTTTTATTTTTTTCATTAAATAAAAAGGTGATAGGTATGAATAGGTATAAAAATATAATAATAGAATGTTTACTAGGTCTTAAGAATGCCAATCTTATTTCTCAATCTGATGTAAAGGAATTAACACAGAGTATTTCTAAAAGAATAGAGATTCATGGTACTATAGACATAGCGCCAACTTCTATTGTGGACAATAATGTAAAAGTAATTAAGACAAATTTCCATGATGTGGTAAATGAGGATTAATAAAATGACAGAACGATTAGTGTTTAATGCTAGCCCATCAAGTATGGGTTCATATGAGGATTCACAGTTACAGTTTTATTGTGGGTACATTGCCAAAAGAAAACCTGATACCAATGTAGTTAAAAGCTATGGGTGTGCGGGGCAGGTTGTGCATTATGTTCTGGAAGAATATGCCAAAAATAAGAACACAGATTACAAAAAATTATTACCAGAAAAATGGGGTAATTGGTCTTCTTATGGTAACCCTCCAATTAATTTGTACACTGCATACAGTCTCAGTAAAGGTGGAGCACCATTGAACATTGTTGATTATGAGTTCGCTGTTACGAATGGAGTTAGTAAATTAAAAAATTATTCTAATTTTAAAACTGAAGAACAAATAGTGTTCCCGTTAATAGATAATGAAAAAGCTTTGGTAAATATTAAAGGTTACATAGACCTTCAGATAATACATGATGATGGTAGTATAACTATTGTGGACTGGAAAACTAGTAGTTCAGTGGGTAAAGGAGATAATTTTAAGAACCAATTGTTTCATTATGCTCTAAGTGTTTGGAAGAAACATGGAATTATACCTAAAGAACTAGTATTGGAATATATTAAGATAGATAGGACCAAGAGGATGATGTTGGTAGAAGATAAACATAACCACAAATATGATAGTACTGTAGAAGTTTTCACTAAAGAAGACCTCCTTAATTACGAGAAACATCTTATTAGTACAGTTAATGAAATAATAGATAAAGGGTTTGATATTAACAAGTATTCACCTGGTAAATGGGATAATATTTTTAATGCGCACAAAAAGTTTTGTGTTGAAGAAGTTTCTAGGAGATTACAGAATAAACCAGTTGAACAGGACTCCACACAAATTTTTACTATTGTTAAGTATGGTCATAAACATATTTTGAAAGGGCCTATCACTTCTCTTTTATTACAGGGGTTATGTGGAGAGATGAGTTACAAGGAAGAGAATGAATATGTTGTATCTAGTGCTAACCGTAAAAATAATGGTGATTGGGATGGATGGTACAGGTTATACAATGGGCTGGATAATAGTTTTCCTCCTGGGTTACTGTATATTGTTAAAGGTGTGTTGAATGATTATGCCAAGCACAAAAAAATATATATTAAGATAAGGTATGATGATAAACGGAAACAGAAAACTGTTATTAAAGTTCCTAATGCGTTAATGACCATAAAAGAATTACGACCAAAACAGAAAACCTCAGCGGATCTAGCTGATGTGAATGAAAGTGGTATTTTTTCTATTGCAACAGGAGTGGGAAAAACTGTTCTAGCTTGTGAGATTATTAGACGTCATGGTATGAAAACATTGTTCATTGTTCATAGAACCAAATTGAGTAAGCAAGCCACTAAGACAATTGAACGTGAGTTGGACGTGCACTGTGGTAAATTGTTTGATGGTCACAAAGATGTGTGTGATGTTAATGTTGCTAATTGGCAGACAATAATCAAATCTTTGGATGGAGATAATAGTATGATGAAGTTTGCAATGGAAAACTTTCTTAAGAGCATAGACCTAGTTATTTATGATGAATGTCACATGGCTGCATGTGATAGCATGGTAAAAATTAATAAGTTTCTGATTAATTGTAAGAAAAGGTTCGGGTTAAGTGGTACACCTAGAAGAACCGATGGTCATACCATGAAATTACATGCTATTTGTGGAGATATATTAATGAAGTACCAGTACGCGGCATTCGAAGATGGTACATTAATGAAACCAACCATTAATTTTGTTAGGTTTAAACATAATATTAAACCCAAAGAAACCTTGTCTCCTGAAGAAGTACAGCGGCGAAGGCGGATGAGCAAACAGAACAAGCAATTAGAAGATTACCGTTTCGATTATGAGGATTACATTATTAACAGTGATGAACGAAACAAACTAGTTGTAGAGTATGCTAGCAAAATTTTTAAGGGTAATAAAATATTGGTGTTGGCAACTAGAGTAATGCATGTTAAGTTATTAGCTGAGATGTTGAAATGTAATTGTATCACTAATGAAACTCCTAGAAATGAACGGGACAGTATTGAAAAGGAATTTGAAGATTGTACTGAAGGGGTGTTGGTTAGTACCAGTGCAATTTATGGTACTGGTCTGGACATACCAGATATTGATAGAGTTATTAATATTAGTGCTAACAAAAGTGAGAACGATACGATACAGAAATTAGGTAGAGGAGTAAGAAGAGCTGCTGACAAAGGTAAAACAGATTTTATTTTCATTGATATATTGGATGAAGGTATACGAAGCTTAGAGAATGCTGCTAACTGTAGAATAGATGAGTTCAGAGATTATGGGCACAAAGTAAGTATAATCGAGAGAGACGAGGTTGGAAAATGAGTGAAGAAGTTAAAATAACACCAACTAAACCGGGTGTGGTCAAAAGATAAGAAATGAACTTAGTTTAGGAGCTTTAGAAAGATATGATAAAACAGGGACAAGCGAAGAATCTGATACTCGAATTAAGGAATTATTTATGAAAGTTAATGATTTAATTAAGGAAATATTAATAGCTGATTTGTTAGAAAACGCAGCTAAAAATATAGTTGAGAAAATGCACAAAAATATATTAGATAAACTGTGAGGTGAATGAAGAATGAAACATATAATTACTACACTAAGTTTAATAGAACAAAGTAAAGGTTCTAATGACAAGAAATTAATACTTAAGAACCACATGTCAGATGAATTACATGATTTTTTTAATTTGTTTTACAAAAATGTGAATTACAATATTAGTACCCGTAGCTTTGAGAAAATTATTGAGTACAACAAAGAAGAACACGGTAGTTATTCCGATGTTGGCGAATTAATGAGGTTTAATGGGGTACCTTCAACAATCAATGCTAATTATCATTTGAACCATATTAAAGATTTTTTGGAACACTTAGAAATAGTTAGAGGAGATACGGCATTAACTTTAATAAAAGAATATTACGCTACATTAAATTCTTATTATCAAAAATGGGTATCAAGAATTATTGTTAAAGATCTTAAGATCGGTATAAGTCTTAAAGTAATAAACAAGGTGTTCGTTGAATGTGGTTTTGAACCAATAGAAAAATTTATGGTTCAATTATGTGGTAAGATTAAGAATATTAAAGAGTATAACAAAGGTTTCCCTATAGGAGTTGGGTGTAAGTATGATGGTATGAGAAGTGTAGTTGAAAAATCTGGTTGTAATGTTAAGATGACTTCTAGACAAGGTGAAGACATTAAGTTCGTGCCCGAATTAATAGAATATTTCAAGAAATTTAACACAGATTTTATTATAGATGGTGAGATACTATGTGATAGTTTCAGTGATATGCAGAAGAGAATTGGTAGGAAAGCAGAGAACATAGAACCTATTCCTAGTTTACATTTTAGAGCGTATGATATACTAGAATTAGACGGTCAATCATTAGTGAATTGTAGACAAATAGTTAGAAGCCACCAATTGAGAGCGCATTTTGATGAAGATGATATGTTGAAACTAGAAGAGTATTATACAGTAGAAACACAAGAAGAACTAGAAAAAATTTATATGACTATGTGTGACCGAGAAGAAGAAGGGATTGTTATTAAGTTATTGGACAAACCTTATGAGTTAGATGGTAGGAAAAATTGGTGGAAAGTAAAACCTGTATACCCATGTACTGCAAAAGTTATAGGTCATTCTTATGGTACAGGCAAGAACAAAGATAAGATCAGTGTATTATATTGTGAATGTAAATTAAATGACTCTGAAGTGATAAGAAGTAATGTGGGTAGTGGTCTGAAAGATATAGATAGAGATTATTGTACTGAGCATAAGGATGAATTGATAGGTAAGTTCTGTGATATTTCGTTTTATGAAGTTACAAAGAATAGTAAGGGAGAATTTTCATTTAGGTTCCCTAGTTTCACAAAATTTAGAGAGGATAAGAATGACACTGATAATATTGAATGGGATTTTAAATAAATATATATACTTTAGTATATAAATGTTTATATACTAATGAGTATATGTTATATATGTGATAAAAAGATGGTAATAATAAATAAAAACGAATTGATAAAACAACGACAAGATTTATTACGTGAAATAGATTCATGTAGAGATATTGAACAGATTAAAATTCTTAATGAGAATTTAATCAACGTTGATTCTCAAATTTTACTGGACACTCAAGCGAGTGTTAAGGATATAGAAGAAAAAATAGAGAAGGTGGTATGCATGCCAGAACAAAAAACAATTAAGGAAATGAAAAAAGAATTGAATGTAGAATATGCTAAAGTACGAGAAGAATACGCTATGTTACAAGAAAAACTTAAGAAAAATGTGGAACAAAAGAAAATTATGAGAGAAGAGATCAAAACTTTTGATGACTTAAGAAAAGAAGAACCTTTATCAGAAGTTAGTAAAACAAAGATGGAACATATTTGGTCTAGATTCTGTGAAGAAAAACCAGATGACGGAAGTGAAGCCGTTGAAGAACCAATGTGTGCACCTGAAGCTCCTTTAGAAGAAGCTAAAGAAGTTGAAGGGACAATAACACCGGAACCATCAGAAAAAGTTGGCCCAGAACCAACAGAAGAAGCAGCTCCTGCCGTGGAAAAAGAAGAATAGTTGAGGATATAAAAATGGAAAGGATAATTGTCAATATAAAAGAAACCAAAGATGGACTGTTTTGTAAGTTAAGAGAAGATGGTAAACTAATATACAGGCAGATACCTTTCCATAACTATTTTTTTATTAGAGAAGAAGATTATGATTCTGTTAAAAATGTGTGCAATCAATATTGTATTAACATTGAAACCATTCACAATAATGATGGTACTTTCATGAAACTAGTACTAAAAAATAATTTTTGGAGATACAAGTTTAAGAATGTATTGGAAGAAGATATGGAAATACAAGTTTTTTGTGGAGATGTTAATACCAAAAAGAATTTCTTAATAGAAAACCAACACATACTTCTAAATCAAGATAAGATTAATGTATTATATCTGGACATTGAAACCGATGATCGTAAACCAATGGACAAAGATTTCAGTGGTACCACATTACCAACTAGTTGTATAACGGCTATTGCTTTTAAAGATCTCAAAGAAATAGTTAAAACATATTATAATACGGCTAGAGATACTGAAGAAGGAAAGCACATGAAATGCTTATATGAAAAATTGATAATGTATAAGAAACAAGAAGTTAACCCTAAAAATCTTAAATTAATAAAAGACGCTAGACAAAAAATTGATGAGCATGCAATAATATTTGACCCTATTCTTTTAGAACATGAAAAATATTTGTTACAAAATATTATTAAGTACATGAAAGATTCTGACATGGCATTAGCTTGGAATGGATGGAGATTTGATTTCCCTATTCTTAAAGGTAGATGTGAATTGCATAACCTTAATTACTCAGAGAATTTGGTAATGGACATAGATTATATGGAAGTGTATAAGAAAAATAGTTATTCTAATTTAGATTCTTATTCGTTGAACAACGTTGCAAAACACGAATTTGAGGAAGAAGTTAATAATACCAATAGTAAGTTCAAAAACCTGGATGAAGTACAGAAAATAGATTGGAAAGAATTAACTGGTCTAACAAAGTTCTTTGAATTCTACTTATTAGAACCTAAACTATTCGAAGAATATAATATACAGGACGTGAACTTAATGTATTTATTGGAGGACAAACTTAAGTTCCTTAAGATACAGTTTGTTCTTAGTAAATTATGTCACTGTTTATTAGATGAATCCTTACATAATAGTAAGTCATTTGATTATGCAATGTTAAATGAGTACAGTATAGATAAGTTAACTGCACCTAGTAAACCTTCTAAAGAAACAAAAGAATCATGGATGCATCCTATCGAGGGTATTTTCCCACCTGGTGCTTTCACTTATATATTTAAGAAAGGATTAACATTGAACAGTGAGTGCTACGACTTCAAATCACAGTACCCTACTAATGGTGTAACATATAATATTTCTCCCGATACACTAGTAGAATCAAGATTACCTGATCTAAGCTTGGTATTTAATGAAAAAGAAATAGAGTACATTAAATACTGTGAAGGCATTGCAAAAAAATATTTGGATTCTAAGGGTAAGCTAAGAAAGAAAAAGTATGAAACTAACATAGAAGTTAAAAGAACTGAGTTAGATGTTAGAAATATGACCGAATTAATGTGGCGTTTTGTTGAGTTCTATGAACCATCAGAAAAAACACAATTGGAATTAAAAGAAAGAAATTTGGTAATGACACCAACTGATCTGAACTACTCTACTAGAGGATGGAAGGTACACCCTCACCATTTGTTCACTCATAAGAAAGGTGTGTTTCCTAGGTTATGTGAATATTTCCTAACTGAAAGAGATAAGGTAAAATACACCATGAAAAAAATGGAACCAAAAAGTTTTGAGTACCAAGAAGCCGATTCATACCAAGGAGCTTTAAAAACTGCAGGTAACAGTGGGTATGGTTACTTCGCTTTTAAGAGTAGTAGGTTCTTCTGTATGGAAATACCTGAAGCTATTACTACATCAAGTAGATTTGCCACTAAAAAAAGTATTATATTTGCTAAGCACAAAGGGTATGAAAGTAGTCATGGAGATACGGATTCAGCATATTTATATAATGTAACCAATGAATTTTCATTAGAGGATATGAACGAGATGTTCTACGATTACTTTGATGAAATGGTAAGACCTTATAATACTAATTGTGAGATAACATTGTACAATCCTAAAACTAAAGAAGCCAAAATAAAGAACCACTTCATTGTTTTTGAACATGAGAAAACATTGGATGCATGTATCGTTGTTAAGAAGAAAAGGTATTATTATAAGAGGAAAAAATGAATAAATGTTTTTATTGAATATCATCCAATGAATGGTAGGTATGATAAAAATTTAAACAGAAAAAGTTATTATTTAAAACGTAGAAAGATTTTAAATAAAAACAACTATAAAAATTATAAATTGATTCATTTAATATCTTTAAAAGAATTAAATAGAATTGGTAAGGTGTTAAAACATGGATGAATACGAAAAAGATGGGTATATATATGGGTGTACGGGTGGTGCTTGGGGTAAGAAAGATACAATGCCGCTCAGTGCAAATCTTCAAAAGGAACTTGTAGAAAATATATTAGACCAAAAATATGACAGAGATGTTTGGAAAAATAGGATAATGGAATTAAAAGAAAAAACTTTTAATTATGAACTAGAAACAGAACATCTTAGAATGGTGAAAGGTATAACAAAGAAATTTTCTGATTATGGTAAACCAGTTATTGATGGTAAAACAGGTGCACATAAAACTAGAAAGAGTGATGGTGGTAAAATGTTTGCTCCCATCCCCGGGCACGTGAAACTAGGTATGAGATTAGAGAAAGAAGGTTTTGAAATAGTTATTGGTGATAGAATAGAATATATTGTTTTAACATCCGGTCCTATTGAAGCCATCAGTTTAAAAGAATTTGAAGCTAATAAGAAGTATGATGCCAAATATTATTGGGAAAGAATAATTACGCCACTAATAGAGATCTTAAATGTTTGTGATACAGAAAATATTTATTCTCATTATATAGATTGTTGGAATTTTACTGAAAGAAAAATTAAGAATCTTTTAACAAAGATTGAAGAGGAGGAAGATCAAGATGGAGAATGATGATAAGAAACCGGAAATAACTAATGACGGAGTGTGTGAAGCTTTTCATGCACAACCATTAGGTACATTACATGTGAAAGTAAAGAAATTAAGTAATTATATTAATGGGCCTAATGAACCTGCTAAAGAAGGTGATGCTGGCAGTGATTGTTTTGCTACTAGAAGTGTACGTTTAGATGGTGGTGAAAGATTTAATATGGCATTGGGCGTAGCACTAGAATTTCCTAGTTCTCATGTTTGTTTAGTACAAGGTAAGAGTGGTTTGGCTAATGAAAAAGGAATCGATACTATTGGTAATGTCATAGATAGTGGTTATAGAGGAGAGATACACGCCCAGATAGTTAACACTTCTAATGATGATACAGTTGTTATTCATAAAGGTGATAAGATTTGTCAACTATTATTCATACCAATAGCTAAACCTTGGTTTAACCATGTAGAAGAACTTAGTGATAGTGATCGTGGAGACAAAGGTTTTGGGAGCACCGGAAAATGAAAATAGTACTGGATATTGATGAAGTATTAAGAGATACTATGAGAGGTATTCTTAAAGTTTACAATAGAGATTACAATAATAGTGAACTAGTACAGTATGAAGATGTTAATGGTTGGAATTTAAAAAATTCGTTACCTGACATGCCCAATAATGAATTGTTTTTCAGAAAACATGCTGAAGAAATATTTTTGGAAAGTGAACCACATCGGTATAACAATTTATTTAATTCTGTTTTGGAACATGATGTGTATATTGCTTCAACACAGTTTAAAGGACTGGAACATTTAACTGATGCATGGCTAGCCAAATATAAAATTACTAGTGATGAGTTAGTTTATACATCTGATAAATCTAAAATGGGAGATATTCTATTGGATGATGGAGTACATAACCTAAAAGATTTTGAAGGAATATCTGTTTGTATGGATAGACCTTGGAACAAAGAATGGAATGGTGACAGAGTTAAAACAATAAAAGAATTTTATGAAAAATACGTTAGGTGATAAGATATGACTGAAATAAATAAACTAGTATTAAGAAGTGTTAAAGAAATATTGCACGAAAAACAAATAATTCTAATATTGGATTCTGTGGATATGTGCGGAAAAACTGAAGTTGCTAATAAATTAAATGATTTGTTAGGATTACCGGTGTATAAAAATTCTAAAGAACAGAGTATGTGGCAAGATAAATTAATATCTTTAATTTATGGACAAGAGGAGTTGACACAGTTCTTAGAGAAAACTGGCTACTCAGTTATTTTTGACAGATTTCATGCTAGCGAGTATGTTTATTCTAAAGTGTTCAAAAGAATTTCACATGATGGAGTTGTAATGGATATTGATAAAAGATTAGCAACATTGAATTGCTTGATAATTTATCCTTGGAAAAATAGTAATAAGTACTTAGCAGATGATCAGGGTATAGTAAAAATAGAACAGTATGATTCATTAAAGAAACATTACGAGGAGTTTTTTAATAAAACTAAATGTGATGTAATAAGATACAACGCTGATGACGAAGACTTAGGTAAACAGATGAACATAATTTTACAAGCAATTTTTGGTATGTTTAATGAGGTGAAAATAGAATGAAAATCGGGTTCTATAAACCTCATTGGCCAATAAAATTTTTGAATGACAACGATGATATGGATGCGATTAGTTATGAAGTTGTTAATGTAATGAAAATTTTTGCTGAACGAGGTCATGATTGTAGAATATTAAGTGAAAATGATTTAGATGCCAATGGGGCAGTACTTTATAGTGGGCAATTAATACACCCTGGTTCTATGAAAGAAAAGTATGATAGAATATTTTTATTTGGTGGTCCATTCCACTTAGAACCTAATAGAAATTTAATACCTGATCTAAAAAAACTTACCCCTATACTAGATTTTATTTTAACTGATACTAGGTGTATGCCACCTTACGAAAGTGATTTGGATTATTTTGATACCTTTTATAGCCAATGCACAGAAGATACTTATTTGGGTATGCCTAATGTTTATGGTGGTGTAGCAGAATTTAGGTGTTATAATATGGAATTAGTAGAACCAACTGAAGAACTAATACGTAATAAAGGTGTTAATCTTTATTTTGGTGGTACTACTAGAAACAGATTGAAAAAATATGAACGATATATATGGGAGCATAGAGATAGTTGGGCAATAACTGGAGAAAGTAAACCACTTAGTTTTAATAACCGAGTTAGCAGAGATCTCTATTTGGAATTGTTAAAACAAACCAAGTTTAGCTTAGTGTTCTGTGATGTTGATTATGAAAAAAATAATTTTATTACTCCCCGACACTACGAATACATAGAAGCCAATATCGTTAGTTTCTGTGATATTGATTGGGACAAAGGAGAACATATTATGAAAATTGATGACTGGCAAAGAGTAGATAATTATTATGCTATGCAAAGAAAAATTAATCATTTGTTACAAAACCCATTAATGCATTTAGAAATATTGAAGAAACAAAAAAATTCTATACCAAAAAGTTACATAAATGGGGATTACGTTTATAGGAGGTTAAAAAAATGACGAATGAAGAAATATTATTAGAAAAAGTTTATATTAAATTATCAGAAGATTTAAAAGGCGACAACTTTGTTGTTGATAGAACTGGTGTTAAAACCGTTGAAACAATTAATTGTTGTGTTGACGGTTTAGATCCGTTACAGAAAACTCTCAATTTTAATGGTAGAAAAACTCCTGCTAAATATGTTAGAAAAGAAAGTGATTGGTATAATAGTATGGATAGAAACATTAAAGGATGGGTAGATGATATTAAGATTTGGAGAGATGTATCTGATAAAGATGGACTGGTTAATTCTAATTATGGATGGTGTATTTTTTCTAAAGAGAATTTCTCACAGTATGATAATTGTATAGGAGAATTAATTAATGACCCTAATAGTAGGAGAGCTGTCATGATATATAACAGACCTTCAATGCATGAAGACTTCAATAAAAATGGTATGAATGATTTTATTTGTACACAGAACACGCAACATCTTATTAGAGATGATAAACTAGTGTACTTAGTTTTTCAGAGATCTCAAGATATGATATTCGGATTGTTCAATGATTTAGCATGGCACCACGAAGTGTATGAAAAAATGTATGATGACTTAACATGCGCTGGTGTTGAACTTGATGGTGGGTATATTAATTTAAACATTGGTTCTGCTCATGTTTATGAGAGACATTTTGATATGTTGGAACAAATTGTGAGCACCAAAAAATGAGTTGGACAGGTGGGCCATTAACCGTAGAACCTTATGTTGGTTTTGTGTATTTAGTAACAGAAAAAAGTACTGGGATGAAATACATTGGTAGTAAGAGATACTGGGCCATTGATAAAAAGAAACCTGGTAAGTTTAAGATGGTGGGTAAAGGTGAATTCTTACATGGAAAAGATGGTAAACGAGTACTAGAAACCAGGACGGTTAACAGAAATACTAGAGTGGAAACTGATTGGAAGACGTACAACACCAGTAATAAAATAATGCATGAGAACCTGAAAAATACCCCAGATAATTATACTAAAGAGATAATTAGATCATGTACATCATTAAGTGAAATGAAAGGGTACGAAGCATATTTACAGTTGGATTGGTATTTTAACAAGGATTGGTCAAAATTATATAATAAGATGGTTAATGTTAGGATGAAGATGAAAACCCCTAGTTCTGATGGTACAAAATCATGAGGCGAGGTCATAACCCTGGGTTTCTAATAGGTGGTATAAAATCAATATTCAAAAGGAATTGGGGTATTGATATAGATAGCCATGAAATTGACCTTAAGTTAACGTATGGTGAAAATTTTGGTATATTAATGGATAAATATGTACATTTAAACGTACCTCTTGATGACCTCCTATGATTTCTACAGTAAATAACGTGTATACTCAAGTATATAAATATTTATATACTTGTGTGATATACATATTATATCAAAAAGTTAGCCCAACTACAAGGGTGGAGATATAAAAATGGAAAAAGACAAAATAATAAAATTTAGAGATAAATTTGGAAAAATCAAACCCGGGTCATATATTGGACTTTGGACACATGCTCATTCTAAAAAAGGAGATATCGAAGTATTAGTAAAACATACTGAAACTTTATCATTCATCACAATAATAAACAAAAGTCAAATATTACCAGGTGAATGAACAATGAATCCAACAATACGAAATAATAAACGAGTATCTTACAATACTATCAAATTATGTAGTCTTCAAACTGCAATAACCTTCAACGAAGCTAACAAATGGAATAGGTGGTCATGATGAGTATTAAACTAAGAAAACAAAGACTTAAAGCAATACAAGAGGCAACTGAATACATTCTTGGAACAAGTCAACAAAATGTATGTAATTTTTTAAACAATGGAAAATTAGATACAAATAAAGATTATTTATGGGAGCATGAAAAATGAAGTCATATAACAATACTCTAATAGAATTAATGCAAGATTTAGATAATTGGGATTCTAAAACTAAGGCATTAAAAGAAGCTTTTGATACAGGAATTGATTACCAAAAGAAGGTTCATAAAGAGGCACAAGAATGAATAACTCTATACAAATCGGAAACCAAGAGTATGAGTTCATTACACAAACCCATAGGGATAATATTATGAAGTCACTCGTAAGTAAAGGAATGACAGTTGGTAAGGCTTTACAATGGGTTCAAAACCGTTTTATAGTCGGAGACTATGAAAAATATATTGGTAGGTGTGAATAAATGCAAGCAGAAAAAGTTGAATTTAAAGGAAACGTGGTAAGTGGAGATACAAAGAAAGATCTAATTATGAATGCGCATTTGAAAGAACAAGAATTTTTATTATATTTTAACCATGACAAGAATAAATATGAAGTGTTAGATAATAATACTTTACAAGAGATCGTACATGAAGAATTAATATTTGGGGATAATATTGAAGCGGAGGCTTGGGAACAATGATTAGTGGATTTGAATTGAAAAATAATCTTGAAGAAGCAGAGGTTCATCACATAAGTTCAGCATTTCATAATTTATCTACTGATAATTTAATCAAATTGAAAACATTATTAAAACTAGAATTGGATGAACGGAGGTTAAAAGAATGAACATCAACAAATTAACAAAGGGAAGCGTTTTATTTAATCCAAAAACAACAATGTATATACATATTAAAGAAATAACACGAGATACTGAAAAACATTCAGCTCAATATTTTGTTTGTAGTAAAGAATGTAAATACTTTTCCGATTCACAAACAACAATCTCGAGAATGGTTTTAAACCGATCTGAAATGGGTGACTATTTTTATTTGGCCCCGATCGGTTATGGGGTAGAAGAATGAAACATAATATGATTGCTGAATCTAGAATAGAACCTCAAATTATTAAAATACTGGGTGTTTTGACACCAAGAGAAAAGAAAGTAATGCAGGTTACAATAAGACTAATGCAGGTGAATTAAAATGAAAAAAGAGTGGTTCGATAAAATACTGGAAACTGGTAATAAAATAACTATAAATATAACATTACAAGATATGTATGATGAACTTTATGAAATTTGTGACGCGTGTCATTCTAGTTGTGATAGTGAATGTCCCGTTTATGATAAGTGTTTAACCGATGGAGAATTTAATCCAGATAAATGTAATAAATGCCCATACTTTAAGAATGGTAAGAAAATGTTCGAGAGGTTAAGAAAATGAAACAATATACAGGATGTATGATGTGTAATTTAGTTGAGTATGATGGTATGTTAGTCAATGAAGAAATATTTTATCAATTAGCTGGTAACGATGTAGGGATAAGCCATGGTATTTGTAAAAACGATTTATGTGGGTTAGAGTATCAAAATAATATTAGGGGAAGGACATGGGGATAGTTATACAAGTTCCTTTGGAACATTAACAGCTGACCTCAATGATCAAGTTAAAAATATGACTTTAGGAGAATAATGCTAAAGAATTAGCGACACAAGCTGAAATTAAAGATGGTGAAATTGAATTAGTTAGAGTTGAATTCAGATTCACTAAGAGGAAATAAAATGGTTGAGGAAATAAAATGGTTGACGAAATAAAAAGAGTGTTGAAATGTAGAAAATGTTCTCATTGTAAAGGAATAATGATTCAATCAATGTGCATTGAATACAATGAATTAGTATGTGTTCCTTGTCAGATCGGAGTTCCGGTATTTAATGATAATGAAGAGATTTTTGTGAGTCATAAAGAACATGATGCTTTATATGAATTATATACTAAAGATATTAATAAAATGGCTTTCGAAATGGGAGGTGCTTCCTGCACTGGATGTGGTAATTATGGTGGTAATAATTGTGACAAATGTAACATAGATTATGATTATGAATTCAAGGTGAAGGAGGAGAAAGAAGAATGAAACAATATACAGGATGTATGATGTGTAATTTAGTTGAGTATGATGGTATGTTAGTTGATGAAGAGAACTTCCATCAGTTAGCTGGTAACAATGCAGGAATAAGTCACGGTATTTGCAAGAATGATTTGTGTGGTTTAGAAATGGCACTTAAAGGAATCGGAGCAATGAATACTGATGAGGAATTACCTGTCGAAAATATTTATATGTTTGATGATTTATTAAGAATATATGACAAAAACTGAAAAATTAGAGGTGGTTTAAATGGATTTAAAACACGATGTTATGAACGCTTGTGTTGGATATAAATATGATGTTATAATTAAAACGTTAGAACAATTAAAACATCATTATGAAAGTTGTAAAAACGTAAGTGAAACAAATGGTAAAGAACCGGATGGTAAAAGAAAATGGTTGAAGATAAAGAAGTAGATGAAATTATTATGGCCTTATTAGGTACTAATACTTTATATAGATTATTACGAGAATCTGTAAGGACAAATATTGAATTAAGAGAGATGTTACAAAAATATAGAATCAACAAACCAGAAGTTAAGATGGACAAAACTGAGCTCAACAGAGCGTATGGTATTTTATCAAAATGATAGACTACGAACACTTAAAACTAATGTTTCATAGATTAGATGTAGCAGAACATTATTTGAAATTAAAAGAAGAAATTATTGACTTTCCTGATGAGCAAGCTATTAATAGTCATAAAGGTGAAGTCAATTTGTTAATAACAACCAAAGCTGTAATTGAAGAACTGATCAAACATTATTTGAAACAACATACTAAGAGGAAAAAATGAAAATATCAAAATCTATTTATATTTTTTATAAAACTGCAACAGGGTATGACTTCCAATTTGGAAATCTTTGTATTTCTTTTTGCACCATAATCGGTGGAAATTGGAAATGGTGGTCATTAAAAACCAGAGGGCGGTATAGTTTAAATCAATGTAGATTACATATTAGATGGGTAGGTAAACAAAATGAATGATGAAGAACCAATGGAACAGAATACTATATTGAATGAATTTGTGCATAAATACAACGAAATTAGAGATGAATTATCACAGTTAGAAGATAAGAAAAAAACCATACATACAATTATAAAAACTATGTTAAAAGAATCGGAGTTAACATACTACAAAGATTTGGATGGTAATGTTGTAACATATAAACCTCAGACAAGAATTACTCTGGATAAGAAAAAGGTAGAAGAATTATTGGGTGAAGTTACTTTTAAAGAAGTTATTAAGCCCAGTGAGTTCAATACTCTTAGAGTAACTACTCCTAGTATGCGAGAGAAAATACCTAAGAAAAATGCCTGAGTACAAAGTTAAATGTATTAAATGTAAACGCTTCATGTTAAACAACACTATGCGTTATAATAGTTTTTGTAGAGGTTATATTTGTAGGGACAAAGAAAAATGTGGTGAATTCGAAATGAAAAACCCCAGAGGAAAACAAAAATGAAAAAAATAATTAATGTAATTTTATTATTGGTCATAATGATGTCATTAGTAGGATGTGGTAAAATATTAACATACGAGCCAGGCTCGGGAGAAAAATAAAATGAAGAAAGTAATTATTAGTTTGTTGTTAATATCATTAATGATAATGACAACTGGATGTGGTCTTAAGACCCACACAACAGAAGATTTATTGAATTGTAATGAAGGTAAATACGGTTTATCTAGTGAAGTAAAGGATAAAGCTGTGTTAATGGATGTTGATATTGATTATTTCGTTATCATTGATAATCTAGATAACACCTGTTCATTAAATATGAAATTGAAAAAATCAACGATGATTATGGGGACCGAAGTTAGTACTATACCTATGGTAACTTGTCGTTCGAATCTTGTTGAACAGTTTCGAAATAAAAACATGACAGATTATGATATATATTTAAGGTTGTGTAATTAAAAAGAAAGAAAAAAAATTATTTTTGTTTTTATTCTAATATTTCTATTCTACTAAGACTAAATCCATTTCCACCACCACCAGAACCACTTGCTGTTATTGATAATGTAGTTCCTACTATATCTGTATCTTCTGCTAATGAAACTTTACTTATATAACCAACAGTTAATGATTCTGAAGGAACAACTCTTTTAATGTTTATTGTGTTTGGAGCAGTAAATTCTATTAAGACTGTACCACCATGACCACTTGGTCTAGTAGTTGCGTCTACACCTGTAGCACATGATAAAACTGTTGTAGCATTTACTAACAATGATGCACTACCACCAACAACATGATTTCCATTAGTACCTCCACCCCAACTCACCAAAAATTTACTTCCTAATGTTAATAAATCTATTTTAGTTACTACTGATTTTGTTGCTGTACTGTAAGTACCTTCAAGACCATAATTAAGTTCATTAACTGTACCAACAACAGTCCATTTATCTGTGTCTATTGTACCATCTAATAAATTATCATAATATTTAGTTCCTTTACCTTGCAATACTGTCATTTTCTATTACCTCTTAATTAGTTTGATAAATCAAATCAAGATTTATCATCCTAAAATTACTACCATTAGTATCTGTATTTTGTCTCCATAATTCCATAGTTGTTATTTTACTTGTATCTAAATAATCAGATGGGATTTTAATTGTTGAAAATTTATGTATATCAAACACATTTACTGTTGTTGGAACAGTTAGTGTTTCAGTAAAGCTTGTTTCAACTGTTGAAGTTGCTGTATCACCATCTGCAAATTGACTAACATCTAATTGCATCACTACAGTTCCACTTGTTGTATCACTCATAAGATATTGTATTTCTAATTCCATATCTTCAGTACAATCTTGATTATGTTGTGGCATAAATCCAAACACAATTCCACTCGTGGTTTCAGCTGCAAAATCTGTAGTTGGGATTGGTCCTATTTGTCCAGAATCTGGAGCATAATCTGTATCTGATAAAACACTTTGTAATTGATATCTTTCAGAAGTTTTTATTGAACCGAAAGCACCACCACATAATATTAATGTTCCAGAAGTTTGTGAACTAAATGTAGTAGTAATCGTATTATCACTAATATGATCCACACTAATAATACTATTATCAACAACTCCAACATTATTGACAAATTGAACCAATGGTTTAACAGCAAATGAATGTGTATAAGTATCTGTGGTTGCATTTGTGATTGTCACCTCATCACGAGCTTGTGTTACATTAAGATTATTAAAAACCCCACCTTGAACGGATATTCTTACGTCACTTGTAGTATCAAATTCAACAAATAAAGTGTTATCATCTACATACTGAACACTAGCCGGAATAACAATTTCAATTGAACTAGTATTGTAAGTCCAAACTTCAACATCAGGAATTGAGTCGTTCAAATTATGTATAACTGTTGTTGATGTTGAATCGGTTACTGTAACATTATAACTTCCAATTCCACCACCACTTCCAGAAACACTTCCTATTGCTCTTAAATCTTTAATATTAGCTTCCTCAATAGTACTAGTGTTATTCTCAACTGTTATTCTAGCTACAACTAAATATGTTTCAGCATCAAAAACTGGAGGAACAGGACCATAACCATCACTTTCACTTTTAGCTGTTCCACTTAATAAACTGACAGTTCCGGAATCGTTAATTACAACAATATCATAACGATTAAATGTTGGATGAGCTGCTGGTACAGTTAAATTAACTGTTGCATTAATACCAACTAATTGGTCAGCAAAATATATTGTTCCGTTTCCAACTTGAACTGTCATATCAGGAACTGTTTGTTCTTCAACTTTACAACCTGAACTTACTTTTCTTCTTCCACTCTGAGCAATTGATGTTAAACCATCATGATAAACTCTTTCTTGATCTATATAATATTGTCCGTCTGTCATTTTATTTTAACCTCATAATTAGTATTCGTTTTCTGCTCCAATTAAATATTTTTTGAAATCAACTTTCTTACCACCATTTGTTTCAACAGTGATTTTCAATTTAGCATCAACTCCTGATGTCATTGTTGTTAAAGCACCTGGTATAACTTCAAAAAAATCAGCTTCACTAGTTGAATCTTGTAAATTAAGTTCATATGTTAATGAATCATAATCTGAAGCAGTGAATCCTGTTGAATCATAAGCTGCTACTGTAGTTTTTACAGCTGAAGTATCTAATGTTTGTGGTTCAAATAATAATATTCCAGTTCTGGAAGTATTACCTGCTCCTTCAACATAAGCTCCACACATATCAGTAAAAACTGTATCTGAACCATCTGAATCATAATCTTCAAGACTCATATACCATCTTTCTCCTAATTCAAAAGTTGCTGAACCTGTTACTCCACCACCTACTATTGAGTCGTAAGATAATGTGACAGCTCCAGTTGTTTTATTCATTGTTATAACAGCATTTGTAATTACAACTGATGGATTATATGTTGCTCCAACTTTATTACCTGTTTCATCTCTTACCCAGAAACCTGGTGTTCTTGCTGATGAACTTCCTGCATGATTACAATTAACAAGTGCTATCTTAAGATAGAATATATTATCTGTTGAATAATCTTTTAAATCTAAGTCCCAATTCTGAGTTACTGTTCCAACTCCAGTTTGAGTATTTCTAACATTAGCTCTATAATTATTCTTTGTAACTACTAAAGAACCTGTTCCGCTCCAATTAGATGCATCATAAATATCATCATAACAGGCACCACCAGCTACAAAAAACTCAGTGACTGAAGCATCAGTAATATGATTAACCATTCCATCAGTGCTCCAAAGAGTATCTATATCAGATGATGATTCAATTAAATTATCAACCCAATTATCATAAACACTTACTCCCATAGAGACCCAAATAGTCCCATTATAATATTTGAATTTATTAGTAGTTTCATCATAATAAATTTTACCTGTGATTGGGTTAGGTTCTTCCATTGGTTCAAATTTCATAGTTTGTGCTTTCATTTTACATTACGCTCCATGACGTTCCGTCATAGTATCTTATTCTGTTTTCAGTTGAATTGTAATATATTTTACCAACTGCTGATGTTGGTGTTTCAATAGGTTCCATTGTTAATGTTTTTATTTTCATACTACATCCCTCATTCCAACACTTGAAACTCCTGCTGTGAATATTCCTGTTATTACATAACTAGGTTCTAAATCAACACTAATGTAAGTTCCAGCTGCTTTCGTTATATTAGCTGTATCGATTGCTGTTTGAAACAAATCCCAATCATCAGGATTTGTAACAGTTACTTTAACACCTATTTTTAAATCACTTTCAGTAACATCAACAGCACTAGTTGAAACTCCCATAACATTACTAATTGCGGTTCGTATTGCTTCAACGGTTCCACCACCTATATTACTTTGCCAATGTGATTTTATTCGAGCTCTAAATTCTACGTCTGTTTCATTGCTCTGTCTTATCAATCTAAACAGCGCACCCAAACCATCCAAATTAGACCCCGTCGAAGTATCAATCTGTATTTCACTAACCAAATTGGTTTGTTGTGTTTCCTGATCATCCAACTCGTTACCTATACTATTGAATATTTTATAATTAGTACTTTCACTATGCTTAGCATAAAATGTCGGTAAATTTTCAAGTATTCTTAACGTATTATTTTTTTCTATCATTTTCATCACTTGTTATGGAAACATTTTATATTTCTGTTATTGTTGTTACATCAGGTTTAGCAATTTCGTCATTTGCTATTGTTATATCAGCAGCAGGTAATGAAACATTAGTATTTTCAACTCCGACTACTCCCATTATGACATCTATTATTTTTGATATGAAAACATCATTACCGGCTGACAGTGAGTTCAAAAAATTAAAAACAGCTGTTTCTACTCTAGTTGAAACTTCAGAAAATGTGTATGTTGATAAAACAGATATTTCAGCTGTAACATCAACATCTACATTGGTAGGTGTAGAAATAGCTACTTCTACCCCTGCGGCTTTAGTATCTTCTACAGCTTCTTCTACATCGATCAAAACTGAGGTAGGTAAAGGATTTTCTACCCCTGTTACAAAAACATTGACATGACCTAACCAATTAGATTGGTAATCAACATAGAATGTTGTAGTATCATCAGGCATTGTTCCTGTTACTTGCCATTGTAGTTCAGTAGTTGGAACTCCAAATGTATCGGTTACTCTAATATAATCTGTACCATACAAAAATGTGTGACCAGCGGATGATGACACAGTGCCAATAACTTCAACGTTAGTTGGACTAGTAACATTATCTAGATATAATACTTCAAAATCCATCTTGTATTTACTCACTGATGTATCAAAGATGTGTGGTTCACTTGTTCTAGATATTAATGGTGTATCATCAACAGTAGCGGCGGCTATCCCATTAACTCCAAGGACTGCTTGGCGTATACTCTCTGCAGTACCCTTACCAACTAATTCACTAGCAAATAATATTCTTTCTCTAAGTTCAACATCTGTTTCTAAATCACTACCACCACTCATAATTTCAAAATTATTAAGTGTGGTTATATTAGTTATGTTAGTTATTTTATATGTTATTTTCTGTCTATTAACATTATATTCATCACCAACTGCTGTTGCTTGGCAATTAATATCTTTGCTTAAAGGTTTATATGTTACAAAATAATCTGTTGCATGATCAGGCAATGAAGGACCTTGTGGGTCAAACTGTAAAATATCTCCAATATAAAAATCGGTTTCAGAAAAATTTAAAAAATCTATTAGTAAATCCCCTGATGTCAAAACTTGAGAAGCACTATTAGTGGTCAATACTACTCTCAAATAATTAAGATTTGAAATAGATGGGTTACCATTCTTAGTAGCCGAATTAATATCGAACGCATTATAGTACCATTCATCGGTTACATCGACTTCTGTTAAGCCAGTAACGTCAATACTATAAAGATAACTTTGCGACGTAGTACTATTATCACTTAAATAAAAATCTATTTTACTTAGCCTATCATAACTAGTACTGTTTAATCTTATAAAAGGAACAAAATCTTTACTTGACCCGGATAATCTACTAGGAAAATTAACTTCATAATAAACATTATCGCTAGTACTAATGGTTTTACCTAAAGCAATACTGGATGAAGATTCAACATAAATAGGTGAAGTAGCTATAGTGGTTGCTCCAACACCAGAAGTCCAACCAACCAAATCATCACAATCATCTACCATAGTAACACTATCAACATCGATTATATTACCTGTCCATGATGTTTGAACTACGAAAGATGTTATTGGACTAGTAACTCCAGATATTAAACCACTAATAGCAATATTACTAGTGTCACCCAAAGTTCTTTCTACCATTCTGTAATTTGTAACACCATCATAAAATTCATGAGATTCATCAACATTCTCAGCGCTAAAAGTAGTATTGGCTATAGTTGTAAAACGAAGTTGATCCTCCCCAGTTATGGGTTGAGTGGCAACAGCGCTATTAGCGGAAATAGTAAAATCAGCACTAGCAACAGTATTCCTAATAAATGTTACTAGTCCTTCTGCTTGAGTACCTGTTTTACGAGTGATACCTACCAATTTACCTAACTGTTCTAAATCAGTACCAGTAGATGTATCTATTCTGGTACCAGCGTAAATTTCATCTAAAGAATCATATAAATTTTTTATTTCTAATGATACTGATTCAACATAATTTCTAAGAACACTACCAATATTAGCGTCATTAACAGTAGAAACATTATCTAAAATGCTAAGTAAAATATCATTAGTGATATCGTCTTGTGATTTTGTGGTGTATGTCATATTATATTCCTCTTTACGCCAAAAATATTGGGTATATTAAATTTAGTTCTGTTTGTGTTCCAATTGGAACCACGGTAATTGATACTTCTATTTTTGTTCTATCATTAATATCAGGATAAAATGTATTAATATTTTTTATTCCATTCTCTTTTATTCTAGGTTCTTGTAACAACGTTTTTCTAACTGATTGTCTAATAGTTGCTAATGTTACTGCAGTGCTTTTTGCACCAATGTTATTACTGAGTTCACTGCCGTAATTAGTGTACAAAACCATTTCTCCTAAAACAGTATCTAATCTATTAGATATTGCTTGTCTTAAATTATCTGTGCTTTCAATTATTTTAAATTCATCTTGTGGTGTTAACTTAATATCGCCATCACCATTCAAAAATATGTCCGCTCCATATAAAGTATCTGTCATTCTGAAGTCACCTTATCACTACCACTAGTTATTGTACCAGCGTACGTGCCAGTTGAACTACCAGCGGTAACATTTACTGATACTGTATCTCCGACTCTGGCAATAGCAGCACCATCTTTACCAGCTAGTTTAATACTATCACTTTGTATTAAAATATTACCATCAATATCCATAAAAATATAACTTCCTTTTGTATTACCAATTATTAATGTTTCTCCTTCTTTTATTCGGGGTATTAAATCTGTTTCAATTAATCTTCCATTATTAGGAGTAAATAAACTAGATAAAATGATTGGTTGTTTAGGACTTATATACCCAACTAATACCATATCATTAACTTTTGGCAATTTTATTATACCATTTAAATTACCTAATCCAATACCTGAAATTTGAACATTATCATATTGTAATCTTCCAAACCAATAATTTCTAATATTAGCAGTAAATGTTTCTGGAAAAACTTCTGTAACAATAAAAATATCTAAGACTTTTCTCTTATCTAATTCCTGTGTAATTATTTTTTTAATCACACTACCAATATTTTTTATTCCACTTATCATTTTTATGTCGTGCTAAAACTATTCCAATTAGCAATATCTGTTACTTTATCTCTAATTTCTAAAATATCTAAATCTGTTATACCAGTTTTACTAACTATTAATGCTTCAGGTTGCGTAGCCAAAACACTTCTCCAAGCAGTTATTGTCATGTGAGTAGCACCTTTACTTATATCAAATGTAAAACTTTTAATCTGCATAGCTTGATCCGAATAAATTTCACCATCTTGTACTGTTATAAAATCACCAACATTTATCTCAGGTTTAAAAATAGTCTGAAATGTTATTACATTATTACGCATCAATTCTAATAAAACATTTTTAGCTTCTAGTTCTAATTCATCTAAACTAGTTATATTAAGACGAAAAATCGTGATTTTATTATATATATGTTCATCATCAGTACTAATATCTAATGTACCACCTTTAAGTGCTATTCCGGTTGGGTCAATAGCATACCCAATATCCCCATACCCAACACATTCTACCATACTAACATCACCAGTTATGTCACCATAATCTATATTGAACATATTATATCCTAACACAAATTCCCACGCTGGTACTTGGTCAATAGTAAAATAGTATAATGGATCAAAAATATTAACTATTCCATTACCTTGTTGGTGTATTCTTACACCAAAATCATCTTTAACAGATGCATAAATTTCTTTTAAATCATTTGAATTGGCCCATCTAACAATTAACTTACCTGCTTCTTCACTGAGGTTTCTTTCAACTTTCGTTAAATCAATAAAATTGGCAGTACCACTTTGTTGAATAGTAAAATCAAAATATTCTGTTCCAGGTACCCCACTCAATTCTTTACCAAAAATAGGCTTAAACTCATTAGCTACAAAAGACAGCGTACCAATACAATTTATACTATAATTATAATCGGTTTTTGCTCTTGAAGGAATAGCTGTTTCAACAACACCTTCAAAAACTTGTACTAATTTACCTTCGTTATACAAATCAATGGCCGAATCTTCATTAGTATCAAAAGTTTGTGCGAACAACCTTATAAACGTCCACTTCTTAATAATAGATTTAAACTGTATTTCGATAGAACCTTCATTAAATTCTTCATTACGTTTATCTATGTAAGGTAATGTAAAACTTAATGTCCCAGATAAATCATCCATATCAAAACTGCCACTAATATTATCTGCTCTATCAGTAACAATCTCAGTTTGACTAGCTACATAATTACTATTCCCAATAACGATAACCTGTTTTATAGTTGTCATTTATGAAGCACCAATATTCTTTCTTAAAACAGCTGCTTCTATAGAAGCTCTAACAGCTTCAGAACCGACCAAGTTAATTGAATTTCTTTTAATATTTACTTGTCTATGTTCCTGAAAAGTCATTGTAAAACCTACATATTTCCTTTGTCCTTCAGCTTTAGTCCAAAGAAATTCAGTAACAATATATTCACCAGTTTTATTGGTAGGCAAACTGCCTTCAACTACTACTGGGTAACCAAAATCTTTTACATCCTGCAATTCACTAGCTCTATTATTAACATCATCCTGTACTGTTTCTATTGATGCAGGGAACTTAAATTTACTTAATATCTTTCCACCAACAGACAACGATTCATTTAACCTGCCAGTGTTTATTATGATACCACCATTACTACCAGGACTTTCATACACAACAGTAGCTAATGAACCACCACCTGATAATGATTGTGGTATATGAATTTCGATTTTATCGGAAAAGAACCGACTAGTTAAAAAATACTTTCCCATTTTATAGACCTATTTTACTATTTTGTGCAATTTTACCGCTTATCATATCTGAAATGGTATTGGCATTTGTACCATCTAAACTTTGGGTATTAATTGTGGTTGAAGTATTATTAGTTACACTATTACTATTACCCCCACCAGATGATGCTGGAGTTGGTATAGCACCAGCCTCAGGGTTTCTAATATGGAGAGCCTTAGCTATTACCGGGTGTTCCTCAGCTTTTTTATTAATAAAATCAAAAGCCTGAATAATCTTTTCTATTATAGCATTAATAACTTTAAATATGGTATTTAAAACAACAAAAATTCCTTTGAATATGGTTCCTATTGCTTTGAATAATCCCATCTTATTCAATAATTTAATTATGGCTCCAGTCAATTTAAAAATTAAACTTATAAAACTGAAAATATTTTTTATTAAACTAGCTATTCCAGCAGCTGCTTCTCCTTTTGTACCGAAACCTTCACCAATACTTTTCATTGCATCCTGTACAATAACAAATAATTGCATAAAAGAATCTACAACCCCACCAATAATATTCTTAAAACCTTCAGTTCCACCTAAAGCCATACCAATAGCATCAACAAATGCCATCATATTATCAACACCTTTAATTATAAATTTTACAAAAAAATCCGTTAAGGGTTTTAGAACTGGATCTAAAGCTCGTACCAAATTAAAAAACTTTTTCATCATTTGACTAAATGATTGAGTTATTTTACCCATTACCTGAAAAAATCCTGTTTTTAATCCACCAATATTAAAGTCAAACGCCTTTTTACCAATAGCAGATATAGCAGTTAACGCTGTTAGAATTATACCTATACCAGCACCTTTTAACGCTAGACCAAAAGACTTAGCACCTTTTACTAAAACTGGCCACGGGTTATTTACTTTAGATAATAATATTTGTGCATTCATTTTTTTCTGAGTTAACCAAATACTAGCACTCCCACTGCCCTGTTTTTTTAACGTATCAATCAATTTATCATTAGCTTTAATTGCCTTTTCAACAGCTACAGTGTGGGTATTTCTAGAACTAGTTAATTTATCGAGCCATCTTGGAGCGGCGATCAATTTATCGAAACCTTTAACATCCAAATTTATTTTAAAATTATCTACCATTTTATGTTTTATTTTCCGCTGATTCTTTTACAATATCAAGATAAACTTTAATAGCACAATACTGATCTGTTAACTTACTTATTTTCCACTTTCTAATTTCATGGAGAGGCAGTTTTAATTCGTAACTAACACAAGCACACATAAGTTCATGCCCGTTAGTATTTAATCGTTCTCTCCATTCTGAAAAAGTTCTTCTATATCTTCAACACCATACAATATTTGTATACCTTGCATTAATTTCGTTGTTGAAGAACCTTTAAACTTACCAACATTAGCTTCTCCAATTTTCTTTGGTTCTCCATCAATAGCAACAATACTTAAAGCAAGAATCCCGTGTGTTTCTTGTCCTTTACAACGTTTTTTCATTGCAGATAAATCATCTAATGTAGCATCTTCAAGTTCGAATGAACCATCTTTTGTAAAAATTTTTACATTACCATTATTTAATTCCTCAATGTATGAAGGAATATTAGTTTTTTCTGTCATTCTATTACCTCTCGTTTTTTGACATTAATTTTAGTTGTATCAATAATAGTCAACAACTCAGTTCTAGCAGTATACTTTATATCAAGGTTATTACTACTAGGTACATACTTTAACCAATCTCCTTTAATAAACTCAGTCATACCTATTTTAGCAATGAACTTAGTTTTATCTTTGGAAATTACGATATTTGTTTCTATTTTCATTTTTAATTGCCACTTATTGGCCCAATCATTTAAAACTCAATCCTGTAGCTTTCCAAGGTAATGGATTTTTTGAATGACCATCTGTGGTTAACTCACTAATTTCAAACCCATCAAATTTTAACCCAGTGACAGTGATGTTTCGTATAGGAGTTTTTTTAGTTTGAACTGCTGTCATAGTAAATTCAGGCCATAAGCCATCACCATCCATTGGACATATATCTTTTAATATATCAACATCTAAAAAAGCTTTAGTAACGGTTCCACTAATATGTTTTTTACCATCAGTTATTTCAACCGCAAAATAATTGTCTGCCTCAAAAGCTTCTTCATTATCTGCAGTGACAATAAATGTGCCTTCTTCGGCTCCACCTATTCTATTAGCACCCAAATAGAATGCCATATCTTTAATACTAATTCTTTGTGAAATAGCCATTTTTATTTATACCTCGTTATCATTAATAAAAAATAAAAAATTAAGAGTTTTCAAGAGTCAACGTGACTTCAATGAAATTAATTGCAAACGTTGGCAATATACTCATAGTAACAGTTATTGTATCAGGACTAGTTGCAACTTCAACCTCAGTTGCTTGGTAACTAGCGATTATTTCTTCTCGCTTATCACCTTCCAATATACCATCAATGTTCTTAGCAATAACCGTTCGTACTCTCTCAAGATTAGGTTGCCCAATGTACCCATTCAAAAGGGTAATAACCTGAGCTTGTACATAATCAACTATTGATACAATATTCTCTTCATAATAAACAGATGTTACATCCGCATGTCGAGTAACGGCTCTAGATGCCATTAAACTACCACCAATTTTTGTAATAGGAACAATCCTACTATTCAATAATTGGTTCTGTTCACTGTTATTATAGAACTCTGTACCAGCAGATTCCAATATACTAAGACCAACAACAGAAATTACCTTGTGAGTAGCAGATATTTCAGGCCAATTCTTGGCAATAATACCACCGTATGCACACGCCAAATATGACCCATCCAGAATCTGTTCACTACCAGTTATTCTATGAGTAGTTTTAACATTAGGTGAAACAATACTTAATCGCATACCACTAGCGGTTCTAGCTTGAGCCGTAGCAATAGTTTCATCTTTAGCAATACCACTTACAAACTGTGAAAATTTATCTTCACTAGAAGCTCTAGTATTCAACTTACCGACAACAGTTGTATGAAACGAATCCTCAGAATTACCTGGAATACACAGGAGATCAAAATCTTCGTTATTTAACTGGTTATCAATAGCTGTAGTCCAATCACTAGCAACCAAAGTATTCTCTCCATTATCACCACCAGTTAAATTGGTTTGTGATAATGTATCTACTAAATAAGTATTTTCATCCAAGTTAGCAGCAACTAAATTAGACTGTGCATTTAATGCAGTAACAATATCTGTATTGGATGTGTACCCAACACCACTATTACTGTATGTTTCAATGTTAACACCATCAGATACTTCTAAATCTATTCTAGCAGCATTAACGGAATTAGCGGTTATTGTAACTGCAACATTATCTCCATAAGTACCGGAATATTTACCTAATACAGTAATAACATCTGTTGAACCTGCTTGTAATACTAATGTTGAACTAGTTGCATCTCCATCATGTATTCTAACACATTTTATTTCTGATGCCCCATTACTAAATGCTAAATCCAAACCTTTTATCATTGTTAATGAACTATCTGACCCTTCATTTATATCATCTTTAAAATTACCAATTCCTTGACTCAAATTATCCACACTAGTAACTGTGTTCATAGGTCCCCATTGAGCAGTTCCTATCATAGCTATGATACCAGGACCTGAAGGAGCTGTGAGATTTAATGCGGATTGAACTTCAATATTTACTTTTGGCCGTAACGCTGCCATTGTTAATCACCTCGATATACACTATTTTTAATTTTTTCATATTCGTTTTTTGTAACTAATTGACTATCCCAATAAAGAAATAAATGTATATCTATCCCTTCCTGTTTAGCCCATTCAGTTGCTTTCATCTTATTAGTCATATTAATTTCACCTTATACTAATTCAACTTCTTTAATCAAATCATAATTTAATATTAAATTTCCTTTAGCGTATGATATTTTCCAAAGAGCTTGTGTACTTACATTAAATGAAATACCCATTGCCCAAAAAAAATCCCCATCTTCATAAGAACCACCTGATGTAATATTACCATCAATAAAAAACCCCTCAGAATTCAATTCATCTTCGTATTTCATGATAATCATGGGAATTAAACCAGCAAAAAAATCTGCTTGTTTCTTATTTTTTACTGGGTGGTTAGTAGAATCACTAGGGTACATAACAGTATGTTTTTGATCCTTTTTAATAAAAACACTTAATGTCACAGGTATTTTCTCTATTTGACCATATAATTCTGCTGTGACAAAATTACCATCCACTTCAGTATCAACATAATTATCTGCCCCAACACTCACAAATTCACTATCACCAAAATCTATTACCCCTCTAGGGAAATTATCATCTGGTACTTCTGGGGCTTCAGGAAACCACCATTGTCTAGTCTTAATATTTGCAGAATTAACTCTATCATCATTTATATCCTTTAAATACGCGTTAAGAATTCTATTAAAAACTCCGTATAATTCTATTTTTCTAGGATTCAAATATGCTGATGTCATTATCAAACTCTGAAACTAAGTCTTTATAGTTTCTGTACATATATTTATAAACTAAAATAGTATTTAAAAATAATCATTCCATATTCTTAAAGTACTGTTTAAAAACATTATTCCAAACTTTCTGACTGCCAAGAACTTTCCTAATAAATTTTCTACCTTCATACCCTGGATGCATTACCTTTCTGGTTAAGACAAAAATTTTTGCACCTTCTTTAACGTATGCTAATACCACTTGTTTCTGTCTATTAAAAAAAAATATTTTTCCATTTTTATTAAAAGCTTTATTATCAGCAGCATTTCTAAAAACTGGAGGGGTTTTAATTTCAAACCTCAGCATCTTACCATTTTTAGGTGTTATTTTATGGGGTTTAGTACCTTCATCAAGATATTTTGCAACTAACCCATGTGTATTAACTAAAAAAAATTCACCACTTTTCAATTCTATTTCCCATGCATTAGCCACATTTCTACCTGATCCAGGTGTAGCATCCGACATTTCATCTACTAATACCATATCCAAAGCTTTAAACATCGCTAATTCCGGTTTCATATTGAATAATTTGAACTAGTAGATATTTGTACCAAATCGAATTCTTGAAATACCACTTCAGTAAATGTTTGTGTTGGTAAACTATTCTTATTAGCTTTGTTTAAATTCATTACTTTAAACTTAGTTCCATTGAATTCAAAAAAATCAGTTACCAATATATCTTCGGTATACAACGCATAAGCATGGTAAATACTACCTGCTACAGATAAACCGAATTTTGCTCTTTCAGCAAAATCACTACTAATACCCATGATATTCAATTGAGTTGGTATTCTATTAGGCACAGATACTTCATCATCAGCACCATAATTACCTGCTTCGGTATTATCAGAACGTAATTTAATAATGGTCCTAGCATTAGTTTTAAACAAAAATTCATAATCACTTCTAGCTCTATCAATAGAAATATCTGGAAATGAACCGTTAGTTAAAGCCATTATTTTTTCACCTTAAAATAATCCTCATAAAAATCTATTGTTCTTGAAAGACCTCTAATAATATCAAATTTAGTTTCATGGTTAGTATATGATTTTAATTTCGTTATATCAGCACAGTATTGTAAAACTTCACCTTTGAATGCATTAGTAACAATTATTTTTGTATCATTCTTAACCATTATACTACAGATAAATTCTGCAACATTCAATAACGATGTTTGTTTACCACTAGATATATTAATAGGAGAAATTAAATCTTCTATTTCAAACAAACCTATTAAACCACTAACTGCATCGTCGATATACGTAAAATCTAAACTTTTATCTCTACCATAAATCTCTATTGTTTCTCCATCAATAACCTTTTTTATCAATGTCGGTATTAAACGATCACTATCATCATACATTCCATAAACATTACTGAAACGAACACTAACAACTTTCATATCATAACAATTATTGTACGAATTACCTAACGCCTCAAGATAAAATTTTGAAGCCGTATAAGGACTTTCACAACCATCAAGAAAAACATCTCCTTCAACCTTTTTAATTTTATTTTGGTTACCATAGACTTCACGACTAGATGCTAAAAACACCTTTTTAATATTATTATTCCTACAATACTCTAAAACGTTAAATGTTGTTTGACAATTCTCAAAAGCAATACCAGGGTTTTCAACGCTTTTTCTAACATACGGATTAGCAGCTAAATGAACACAAATATCGAAATCACCTTCCAATTTTGCTAATTTATCTTTATTCAATAAATCAATTTTCTTAACAAAAGATACTTCTTTCTTTGGTTTAAAATTATTGTCAACTCTATCAATGCCAACCACTGAGTGTCCTTGATCAATAAGCTTTTCACAAAGTCTAGTTCCAATAGTTCCATTTGCACCCGTTATTAATATTTTCATTTTTATTAGCCTCACGCTCTATAATTCTTCTTGTATAAACAATCTTCCAACACTAACACTTCTTATTTCTGAACTTGAACTAACACTTACTTCAGTAAAATACACTCCACTACTAGCAAGATCAGCAGATTCAAAATCTAAAGTTGCAATACCAGAAGTACCAGCGGTAATAGACATTACATTATTGATTTTGGTAATAGTTTCATTTGTTAACCTAGCCTTAAACCTAGCTTCATCATAACCAGTCAAATCAAAAATCGTATCATCATCGTGTTTGAAAACAAAAGATAATGTCAAAATATCATTCTGTACTAATGTAGGCATAGTTTCCAATACAACAACATCTTTTATAACTTTTACATTCATTATAATTACCTCACATTAAATGATCGTGGAGATCTCCTATCACTATAGAACATTGTGGTTTTACCGTGTCTACCAGGTTTAACACCTAATCCTTGTTTAGGGCGTAATTGTTTCATCAAGCTTTTAATCTCAATTTTATTAGTATCATGCACATCTTTAGTAGCTGTACTATCAAATGAAACTGATACTCCATTAATATTCCATGAAGAAACTCCTTGTTGAAGTTTCTCCATTGGGATTTTATTATAGAACCAATTAGCGGCTCTAATAACTTCTAATTCCTTCAATTCAATTAACATCTTATCAAATCTTTCTCTACCAGTTTTAAACTCAATAGTCATTTCTCTACCATTAGTGGGTACATTAATATCAAATTTAGTTTTTTGTTCTCTACTATTAACTTCTGTTAAGGAAGTATTTAGATCGTAATAATTATCATCTGAATCAAATTCGTAACAATCAACATCACCAGTATCAACAACACCTGAACCATCAGTGTCCATAGGAAAAAAACCTAGTCTATGCTCAGAAGTAACTGCTGCAGTTTTCAATTCTTTACTAATAAAAATATGTCTAATAATATCTTTTTCAGAAAAATCCAAAGCTGTTTGCACTAAAGAAGCGGTAGTACTAATTCCTGTTTGTGTAGTAAATTCTTCAACTGTTAACCATGTCATTTTTAAATCACTCCAAACATTCCAAGTTTTATTCCAGTCACAATTGAAACCGCTGTTAGTGCCAGGCACATAGCAACTGTAGAACGAAGTCTGTTCATTTTAACTTTACCATTAGTTGCTTGAACATGTGTTTTTAGTAATTGAATCTCATCATAAATCATTTTATTTGTGATTCGTACAAAAGTTTTATCAGTCATTCTACATTCACCTTTTTAATTATTGAGTGGTCACCTTTAATATCTGAATAAGCAATTTTGTCTCCTGCTTCAACAGAGAAAACTATATATGAATTAGTAGTTGTTGTTGTATCTGTAAACGGATTTGAACCAGACGATGTACTTACTAACACATCATCTAAATAAGCCGTGAACACACCAGCACTTGACCTTGTTACTCTTATTTTATGGAAAGTTCCTACAGTTATTATAGTTCCATTGGAAGCAAACTTACTCGATAATGAACCGGCAACTGTTTCGGCCATATCATAACCTTCACTTGCATTTAAATGTATATAATAACCATTTTGAGATGCGTCATTATGAGCGGCAGCTACAGAAGCTAAAATTAATAATCGCATATTAGTAGTTTCAGCTTTACAAGCATACCATTCCCAAGTACCATAGGCACTTTCTGTTTCTGTTTGGTGAAAATCACTTGTTGGTATCGATATTATTCCTGCTGTTACACATTCTATAACTTTAACATCATTAACTACCTCATGAATTGAAACATCATCCCATTCAGTAAATCCAACACCATTTATAGTATATAATCTTAATCTTGAGTCAGAAGCCACAGATGTGAATGTTACATCGAAATATTGCCAATCAGTTGAAATTGTTCCTGTCCAAAGTACAACACCATCATATACACGAGGATAAACACTACCATCTCCCCTAGCCCATCCAGTAATTCTGTAAGTTTTACCAATAGGAATAACTGATTCATAAAAATAAGCAGTAGCAGTAGCAGAAGCTTTAGCAATTTGTGTCCCACTTCCACCAGTTCTTGTCCCAGATTCTTTAGTTAATGTAATTCCAGATACATTCCAATCAGTTACTCCAACTGCTTCCATATCACCATCTGTTAACTCTTCTTTTTCTTTAGGAATATTATTTATACTATCTGTACTTATTTTAAAACTCCCACTTTGAACTGTAAAAGGACTGTTTTCTAAATAACCACTTGTTACATTATCAACACTTTCATTCACTCCCCAATCTGTACGGAAAGTTTTAGGACTGTAAGATTTACCTAAATCTATAATTTGAATGTTGTTATAATCGCAAATATGTCCGATGGTAGTTCCTCCATATAAACCAAAAGTTCCTGTACCACTTACTGTGAAAGTAAAATCAAACCATTGCCAATCGGTTTCTCCCGCTGAACCTCCCCAAACCAAAGTTCCTGATGGTGAATATATCCTTGGAGTTGAAACTCCGTCTGCACTTTTAGCATATCCACTTGCCCTATAACTATTTCCACTTACAACTATTGCTTGTGAGGCAACAGCAGTTGCCCCAGTTCTTTCTACCCTCAAAAATTGTTTACTACCATTTGGATAATTGCCAGCAACCTTACTTAATGTTACTCCTGTAGCTGTCCAAGCTGTTACTCCACTAGCCTCCATATCACCATCTGTAAGTTCATCAGGTCTAAAATTTTTTTCTAAACTAGTTTTTTTAGTAGGAAAATTCATACTTTCTAACTCACCATAAAGTTGAGCGTGTTCCGAAGCCGTAAGTTTCCGATTAATTATAAGGATTGTTTTAGTAATTGAACCAAATGGGGCTGTACCAGCATGAAAATTACCAATAATAAGAGGAGCATCATCTGTTGTAATTGTAGATATGTCATTAAAACTTCCAGCGCTAATACCATTTAAGAACCCTTCACAAATCTCTCCACTCTTGAAATTCACACCTAAATACTTCTTACCGCTTACTGATGTATTTATTGACCTATCAGCACTTCCATCATAGAAAAGTATTGCTGGAGCAGAGTCTAATTTAAGTTCATAATTAGTTCCACCACCATCACGTTTAGAAATAATTCTTTTATCTGAACCGCTAGGGGTATCTTGTAAGTCACCAAAAACTATTAAACTTCCTTCTGTTAATTGAGTTTCAGAACTATTATCTACAGTGATTAAACTTGTTGATGATGGAAAAATTATACCGTTATTAGTCCATTCAGTATTAGTCATTACTCCATCATTATTATTTCCACTTTTATCAAGAACATTTCTACTTCTGTAATCATGATAGAGTTTAAGCACTCCTTCAGTTTTTAGTTTTTGAATTATACTGCTCATATATCATTCACCTGTTTAATCATTCGAAGGTGGAGGTCAGCTATTTGGAGAGGAGTAAGAGTGTCACTCCAGGTAGAAAAACCATAAATATTTCCCTCTAAATACGGATTACCTCCACAAAGTATCAAATCAGCACCACTTAAATCAGCAGTTTCACTCGGTATATTTCCACTACCTCCATAACTCAATGTTATTTCCCTGCCATCCACATACGCTTTTAGTTTGTCACTATTTGTAGATCCATTTCCGTTATAAGTAATAACTAGAGAATGTATTGAACCAGATGAAAAATAGTCAGAATAAGTAAATGTTCCAGTTTGTGTTCCTGCATTACCGATATAAATATAAAAGGATCCATTGGTGTAGGACCAAAGTAGTATTCTGTTACTGCCATCAATAACTTTTGACAGCCAAAATTCTGATTCTAAAATCTTCTTCTGAGATACCAACATACAAACAGAAAAAGAAGATGAATTGTTAAACGTTGCAATATCACCCAGGTTGAAATAATCACCACCATCGCCGCTATAACCACGCTTTTGTAATTTAGTTGGATAAGTAGAAGCTGAACTTCCATCACCAAAAGTTCCATGGTTCCCATTCCCAGACACATCTAAAGTTCTTGGTTTTAAAAGTTCTACACTAACATCATCAAACTCTACATACCCAGCTACAGATAGGTTCGATAAAAAGAACACAGATGTACCACCTGATTGTGTAAAAACAATATCAAAATATTGCCAATCTGTTGAAGCCGTACCTGTCCATCTTGTAGCACCATTATCTCCTACTCTTGGTAGACCTGTCCCATCACTTCTTGTATAACCAGTAACCCTATATACTTTTCCTATAGTCATTATTGATTGTCTCACTCCAGGATTAGAAACTCCATTATAAGTACATCTTAAAACTTGTGTTCCACCATGAGGATTTGTTGTTTCTTTTGTTAATGTAGCACTTGAAAAAACATTCCAATCAGTAACTCCTGTAGCTTCCATATTTCCATCTAACAACAATACTTCTTTAACTGAAATATCATCAAAACCAACATAACCTGCACTAGTAAAATTAGAACCAAATTGAATATTAGCTGTTGCCATAGTTCTTGTTTTATCAAAATATTGCCAATCAGTTGATGAAGTAGATGAAGCTATTGTAGCACCTCCTCCATCAGTTATAATAGCAGTTGTGGTTCCATCGCCTCTAAAATACCCTGTTATTCTATAAGTATCACCAATAGTAAATCCAGTTATTGCGGCTCTACCATACCCAGTATTATCTTCTGCTAATTTAAGCCACTGAGTACCACTATAAGGATTGTCTGTTTCTTTTGTTGCCGTTGCTGTTCCACTAGTAACCCAAGCTGTTACTCCAACTGCTTCCATGTCACCATCAACTAAAAGTTCAGTCCTATAAACTTCATCAGTAGCACTTGGGTCATGGTCTTTTGCTCTCATTTGTAGATCGAGAACAGTTTGATTTTGATAATTATAAGTCGAATTGTTGTAAAAGTTTAATGCGTCTTGTGCTGTTAATAATGAATTAAAAATTTGAAGTTTGGTTATTTTTCCATCAAAGAATTTTGAAGCGGAAGTAGGAGCTCCAATATACAAAACTGTTCCTGAAACCGTTGTCCAAGCAGTAGAAGTATTAGATATTTCATTACCATTTAACCAAACTTTATTCGAACCAGATACAGCGGAAACTACAATAGTGTTTCTAGCCCCAATATTCCAAAAAGGAGAATAAGTCGCAACTGACACATTGGATATAATTGTAATACCACAATAAACCAATAAACTATTTCCGTTGCCATTATTTAATTTGATAATTCGATATGCGTTACTAGGCGTGTCATACAATATTTCATTAGCATTATAAGTAGGTTCAAAATCTGGATAAAATTCACAAACAATGCTTATTTCATCTGAATTAAATTCATTTCCAGCTAGACCATATATAATATAACCATTTGTACCATCAAAATTAGCTCCAAAATTAATAGGTGGAGTACCTATTATAGTCCCGCCATTTTTAATTACTCTTTCATTATTAACAAAAGTTTCACTAAATACACAACCTATATTTCTCTCCGCTGGAGTTGAATTAGATGTTAACAAACTCATTTCTTAACTACCTCAATTTCTTTAATATCTTCAATAGGTTTAACAATTGGTTTAACTGGTAAAGGGTACCATTCCAAATTAACTTCCTTAATCTGCTTAATTATTTCATCATTAGTTAAATTGTCAGTTTTCTGAACTTCCTTAATAATATCTTCATAACTCTTCTTACCTTTACCAACGAAAGCTGTTATTTTAGATTTAACGTCAGGAATTATTTTAACTTCCTTACTTGCTTCTTTATAATCTTTATGTATTAAATACGTCATTTTATTTTTACCTCATTTATGCTAATTCTAAAAAACCATCATCCGTTATAGGTTCCCATTCACAAATAAAGTGAATTACTCCACCAGTATCACCACCAGTTACAACCCATCTAATATAAGTTGTATTATCTGGGTCAGCTAACAATACCGCTCCTTTCTTTTTAGGGTCAGCAACTTTCTCAACTTGTGGAGCGGAAGCTGTTAAAATTTCTAATCCTTTACCAGCAGCCTCATTCTTTAATATGATTGAGTGTATCGGTAACGTGCTTAAGTCTGTATCTGTTGTTTTACTAATATTATCACTACCACCAGTACTATACAAATCATAATAAACATCAGTATTAACACCGACTAAAGTAGTTTCAACATGACCTGTTAAACTAATTATATTAACAGAACCAGTTAATTTGAATAAATTATAAGCACCACTAGCATTTTGGGTTACAGTTGTATGAAGAATGTCGTCGAAAGTAAAACCACTAAACACATTAGTATCATCAACATCTGTCCATTTACCATCTCCTGCTCCAGAAGAACAATCAACAATAGTCCAATCTTGAGAGCTAGTAGCTATATAATACCCTGAAGTTTGATGACCTACACTAGTACAATCACTTAATACTCCAGTATCAGAACCACTATTAATGTGATAGCCATAACTTGTAGTATCTCCAACAGTAGAACATTCATAATACCTTCCTTGACCGCCAGTAATATTAAACCCTGCATAAGTTGCTGAAGGAAAACCACCAGCACACCTATCCATCATAATACCAGTTCCTGAAATTTGATAACAATCAGTTCCTGCATGAGTTGCACAAATACTTTTAACATCTTTTATTGTGCAATTAGCACCACTAACAACAAGTCCTGCTGCCGAAGTCGGAAATATTGATACTTCTCCAAGAACTTTACAATAATTAGCTGAAATTATTAGTCCAGCATTTGATGCGGGTTCTATAATTGAACCAATCTCAAACCACATTTCGCAATTAGCAACATTCAAGTCAATATCTACTTCTGTATAAGTTGATGCTTCAATATTTATCGCATCACCAATACTTAATTTAAGTATTGCAGCTCCAATAGTAGCTAAAGGTTGACTTGGAATTTTCCCAGTATTAGTATCACTACCACTAGTACCATTAACGTACCATATATTTCCACCGAATTGTGGAACATGTGTAATGTCAGTTATTCCTTTCATTATGCAACCACCACACTAGCGCCTGTATCTAAAGGAATATACCAAATCTCAACATAACCTAAAGCTCCACCAACTCCTGCATCCGCATCACTCAGTAAATCAATAGTTCCTTCAGCAACTATGAAAGGTGAAACCATACTATTAGCTCCACCACCACTACCACCTGTTAAAGCAGTTGCTGGTTCTCCTGTTATCGAATAAATAGTTCCTGACTCATCACCATC